GTTGCGTAGTGGTGATTTTTCTAGCGTCATTACACTGTCCCACATTTCTCGTGGTAGTTTTATTAAAGACGAAATAGTTGTAGCCCAACCAATGGGCTTTGGTGTTTTGTTCATATGAACTCCTGTGTGTTTTAGTGTGTATTATATATAGCATAAAAAAACACAGAAGTCAACCATGTGAGGTGTGTTAAATTGTAGCAGGCCCGTTCTGTTGCTAGGTGGAACCCATACCCCGCATACCTAATTAGGCTGCAATTGCCATTGCTGGCGCACGATTGTCATTTGCAATTGTGAATTTTGACCAATAACGCAGTCATCCGGTTAACTCCACTTCACTTTCACACCTGTCGATCCTATTTCTGCCCCATCATAACTACACTGCTTTCTACCTCTACAGTGGCCACTGCTTACGCTGGTATAACGTCCCACAGTGTAGTTATGGTGGAGCAGTGCGGTACCGCCCCGCAGTCCAGTATGTGTCCACGTTGCTTCAACGCTAACAGTTTATTTATAACATAAATGATTAAAGTTTGTCAACCAGTATTTTACCACTTTTCTGATGTGCGTTTTTTGAAATCTTGTTGAGCACGGACAGCATTCATAAGACGAAGTATTCTGCTTTTCTTTTCACCTGGGCGATCATATTTGTTCTTTTGTTCCCATGTTTTGTCTCTTTCAAGTTCTTTGGCAAACTGCTCGCCTAATAGTTTTTCCAAGTACGACAAGTCGTCGTTACTAAGTTCTTGTATCTTCCGTGAAACCATTCTGTCTGTCTCTCCATGCTTGTTCGAACTGTTCTTCATAGTCGTACAAAGGTGCGCCGTTACTTCCATCGATCCATAGTCGACGAAAGTATCCGTTGTAACTTTCTATTACTGTTTGAGGTGATGCGTCGAGATGGCCTTTAACCATATAGAATATTCTGTATTCTTCTTTAAGGTCGTTTCTCAACATACTGTATTTACAAAGATTAAAAATGCAGGCGCTAACATCGGTTCAAAACGCCTCGTTATAACCTTCAAAAATACATTGCTTATAAATTTTATTTGCTTGTTTTACAGGACACTCTAATTGATACAAAAACTCTGCATCATCATAATAATCAATATAGGCAATGTCACGTTTGCGTCTTACTTCAAACGCAATGCTCTTAGTGCCGCTTGTTAGTATCATATTTTTTGCTTCTATCTTCATGAAAATTTTCCTATATACAAATCGATATCCTGCAATGATACAATTTCGCCTGCTGTATAATATTTTAATTTTTCTGCTGCTGTTTGCGATCCTGCAATATGTGTTACTACATAATTCATAGAATCCACAAATTCTGCAACCTGATGCACATTATCTTCCATTATGTTTTTTACTGCACAATTAGCAGTATCTTCGCAAATGAAAACTCTAGACATTCCTATAGGTGTAACAATCATACCACTGACGCCTCTAATACCTGTTGTAAATTCATATCTATCATATCATCATCTAATTGTATTAGTCTTGTATCTGGAATAGTGATATCTTGATTATCACCTAGATATATCATAAGGTCAGACATTGTGATATCATGTCCTAATTGATGTGCAATCCAAATTTGACTCATTATCAAAGCATTTTGTATTCTGTTTTTATCTTTTATCTGTTTTTCTACAAGCCATTTGATTGCTTCTTCTTTTGCATCATTGTATAACACAACACGTTCACCTATTGATTTTAGATAATTTTTTTCACTCATGTCCGATCTTTTTGCTCTTGTATTTCTTTTCTGCGTTCTACGATCAACTGTTTCATGTCATTGAGAGCTTGTCGAGCACGAACAGCACTGACTTTTACACCCTCTTGTTCAAACTTTTCGCTCTCTTTAACATATGTTGCAAAGGCAACTTTAAGTTGATCGTGTATTTCACTCATTATCAATAATGTGCTCGTATATTTCTTTCCACTTTACAACTTTTTTCATACCAACTGGAACACTATCGTTCATATTCCAACCATGTTCAATAAGTATCGGATTGAGTCCTACATTTAGTCCTGCAATAGCATTGGACATCTTATCTTCAATCCAATAGTAACCAGTATCAGCATAATGTTCATCTAAGAACTCGTCTTTGTCAGCACCTGTGTCCAAACACTCAAGTACTGTAAATGCTGTAGGACCAAACATCTTCTCTAGATTCATTTGACGTAATTTTTTAGCACTTGGATCGAGGCTAAGACTTGTAATACAATGGAACTCGTAACCATGTTCTTCATGCAGACGTTTAACATAATACATAGCATCACGCAAACTAGGTAAAAATCCAATAGCTGCACTTTCGTTAAAGATGCGGCATAAACGTGTGCCTTCTTCTTTATCAATATTAAAACGTTTTGAGATATCATACTCTTGGTTACCATCTTTAATTTGTGTGTAACCGTGTTGCTCCATCCAAATGCAGAATGCATATTCCCAATTTAGTAATACACCATCGCAGTCAGTCAATATAATCTTGTTCATAGTTTGCCTTTCTTATTGCCTATGTCTTATATTAGTATAATTTTATTAGTTTGTCAACCTAGTCGTTGGCAAAAACTGTGCTTTGTGTAACTACCGTAATTTGCGCACTACAAGCGTAGGTATCGTCTTTTCTGCCAATATTTAGATTGTTTGCAAAAACATTAGGACTGTAAGTTGCTAAACCTGTTTGATGAGTAGCACAACCTGGAAATGTGTGTGCTACTTCGTTGTCGCCTTTGCGTACTACACCTACGTTTTCGGCAAAAACGTCTCCACTGCCTTCTAATGTTGCAATATTTTGAGGATTTGCATCACAAGCAATACCGTCTAAAGGATCAGCATCACCAACACTAACATGAATAGTGTTTACTGTGTCTACTTGATCTTTCCTTGCAACTAACGGCATTGTTTTATCCTGGTATTGCGAGTCCTGTGGTAGCTTGTGTATATTGACTTGCCATATCAGACTGTGTCTTTACAACAAACTGGACTACAGTTTTATTTACCGCAATATTCTGTGCAGGATCTGCTGTAAGCAACCAAGGACCTAATCCAAAGCCGCCGTTTTGTGCCATTAGCGCCATAGGCTTTGTTACTGTGAGAGTTTTGTCATTTTCTTCTACAAAACGAGCAACAACTTCTTCTCCTGCACTTGTACGGAAAGTAATTGTGTCGTTCTTTTTATATGGTGCTTCAATCAACATTATAACGAGTGTCCTGTTCCTGTATAGTTTGTGTCTTCGATGTATTTTACAAATTGTTCAAAGCCGCCAACTTTTTGTCCGCCAACTACAATCTGTGGAAATGTACGAGCTTCTGGAAACTCTGCAAGAACTGCTTCTCTTTGAAAATCCTTGCCTAGTTCTAAATATTCATATTGATAGCCACGCTGTTCGCATAGTGCTTTTGCTTTTGTGCAACTTGGACAAGCCGGTTTACCCCAAATGTGTATCATAGTGAGAATCCTTTAAATGTGTCTGTGCTCACATCCTGCTTTGTACCGCCTGATACATATGATGTGATTTCTGTTTCTTGTGGAGCAACTTGTACATCAGCACCTGAGATCCACTTCTGTGTCCACGGCAACGGATTGTTGCGTGTGTTTGTGTATGGACCTTTTAGATCCACATTTTGCATACGCTTGGCTGCAATGTATTCCACATACTCTCCGAGCAACTGCGAATTCAATCCAATCATTGAACCGTCTTTGAACAAATAATCTGCCCAAGCCTTTTCTTGATCCACAGCATCTACAAACATTTGAATACAATCTTGTTCAGTTTCCTGTGCAATCTTGGTGTAGTCCGGATCATCTTTCTTTAGCAACTTTAACAACATTTGTGTGCTTGCTAGGTGTAAGTTTTCATCTCGTGCAATCAGTTTGATAATCTTAGCATTGCCTTCCATTTTCTTCAATTCAGCAAATGCCCAACTACAAGCAAAGCTCACATAAAAACGCACACCTTCCAAGATATTCACACTCATTAGAGTAAGCCAAATGTTTTTCTTTAGTTCATATAAATCAACTTTTACTTTTTTGCCATTCACAGTATGTGTACCTTCGCCGAGCAAATTGTAATAGCCTGCTTGCTCAATCAAGTCATCGTAATACTTTGAGATGTCGCCTGCACAATCTACAATCTCCTCAATGTCCAACATTTCATCAAAGATTTTGCTCGGATTGCTGTACACGTTGCGAATAATGTGTGTGTAACTGCGACTGTGAATGGTTTCCGAGAACGTCCAAGTTTGAATCCAGTTTTCCAGTTCCGGCAATGATACCACAGGACCAAATGCCTCTACCGGTGCCCTACCTTGTACACTGTCTAGCAAGATTTGACGCTTCAAGTTTGATGTAAAGATATGCTGTTCATGTTCAGTTAGACCTTTAAAGTCCTTTGCATCTTTATAGATATCAACTTCCTCTGGACGCCAAAAGAATCCTAATTGTTTGTCTGTTAAACTGTCAAAACTTTTATACTTTAGCGTATCATAACGCTGGATTGTAGGACCACCTGTTGGATCCAAAAACGCCAATACCTCTGTATGGTTGGCACGATTTTCTACGTCAAAAACGCTCATAGTATACCTCTCTCTGTATGTCTTAAATTATAATTGGATCTGGCCCGTTTGTCAATCTTAAATTACGCAACTTTCACACGCCTCGTCGTCTTCAATGTGATAGCCATTTGTTTGTGGCTCTTCTGCTTCACCGACAAGTTTACTTACATCA